CTCATCAGTTACGCTCAATTGAAATAGGCGCTCGCCAACGGCTTGCCAAGTACAAGGCGGGCGGTATTGCGTATGCGTTGGGGGTCGTTAACGTCCGAGCGCCAATAATTCCACAATGCCCGCGCCAATACCGCGCACACCGCTTTTCTGTATTCGGTGGGGAAGTATTGACCCGTGCAATAGTCAATTCTTATTTCATCGTTATAAGTGTTGGCGGGAATTATGACTAATCGACCAGAAAAAGCCTGAAAGCTCGCATCGACTAGCTCTTGAGCGGTAATACCCGAGCGCTCAACGTGCGCCAATAATTTGCGCGCATGGTGGAGGTCTTTGGTAATGGCGCGCGCCTCCGCGCGATAACTGGAAGGGTCTCCATAATTACCGTATTCAAGTTGCGGGCGCTTTTGGGCGAACGTGTAGAGGGCTAAGATAATTTCGTTTTTCATGGTTAATCTCCCAAAATGATTGTTTGAAAATTGTCGTTATAAAGTGGATCGTTCGACTCATAAAGGCGCACTTTTTCGGGCGCGTCTTCGTTGCCAAATAGCACGAACGATCGAAAATTGAGGTTTTGAAACGTGTTTAAGTGAGTGGATCGTAACCAGTCGCAATCCTCTTTTGTGTTTAAAAATATTTGATTCATTGGTTTAATCCCCTTTTTTGATTGAATACATAGTATGACCAACGGTTAAACACGTGTGCCCGTGCTTGAGTATTTCGTTAATCCATTCGCGTTGGTGAGGTGTCCACTTGGGCGAGTCGTGCTCACGTTGTAGGACATGTTGCCATCCAAAGGCGGTTTTCATGTGAAAGTGGATAATCATTGTGTAACCTCCTCAAAGGCGGGAAAGTATTGGCGGACGGTGTAAACGTCACCCATAAGGTCGCATACCTCGCAAAATGCAAAGCGTCCCTCCTCGCCTATTACTTCATAATGACTGGAGGGTGTGTGGGTTATGTCATACCATAGTTCGAATTGTTCCAAATCCTCATCGCTGAGGCCAGTTGGATCGTCGTTAATGAGGACGGATAGAAAGTACCCGCATATTTTGTGCTCGGTGTAGTCGAATTTCATGGTTTAAACCTCCTCAATGAATTGTTCAGCGTGCGCTATCTTGTCCTTGATGGCCTTGATTTTGGCCTCAGCGCGTAACGTATAGGTCAAGCTCACACCGCTCATGTAGGCCTTGATTCCGCCAATGTATGATGAGGGATTCAATTCGAGCGCGTGCAGTTGACGCGTAAGCTCGTCAATGTTTTGGTAGGCTTGTTGTTCAGTCATGGCTTAAACCTCCGTGAATTGTCTTGTATAACCATCAGCGCAAAGTGCAATCATGTTGCCGAGCGTGTCATAGCCGTAAGCGTAATAATCCTTGAGCTTGCGGATTTGCTTTGTCGTGTTGTTAGCAATCAACCTGTGGTTGCGTGGCAAGTAGGCGCTCAAGTTGTGAATGTCATTCTTGCGGGCGCTGATTACAAAATCTTCAATGAGTGACTGTGTTACTTTCATTATGCTCTCCAGTAGTTGCAGAAAATAAGGGCTAACATTTTCGACCCTTACATATATATAGCAGACAAGATTCGTGCCAACGCATGTAAGTTGTTGATTTATAAGGGAGTATTTCTGTTTTTGAGGGGTTTTGTGGCGCTCGAGTGTTGCGGAAGTGCGGTGTCTGCGTTTATACTCATGGAAACGTTACCATTATGAGGTCGCACAATGTCACTTGAAACAGAAAAGCCCGCTAAAAGAAAAAGCCCGCCTAGACTCTCGAAAGCCCAAATAAGGGAAACGCTAGACAAGACACCGATCGAGCAATTACTGGGGACAAAACAACCGCTCACCAATAAGCAGAGAGAATTCGCAAAAGAGTTGGCACTTGGCACAATGTCCAAGAGGAAAGCATATTCAAGGGTTTACAACACCACCAATACGTCAACACTCGACACACACCCTTACAAGCTCGCCAAAGATGCTAGAGTCTCGCGCGAGGTAGAGGCCTACAAGTTGGCTATTGAGGCGGAGAAACAGCGAACTCCCAGAGAATTGAAGGCCCTCCTAATCCATCAGCTAGTCAAGCACTCCATTGATGAGGATTTCCCACCCGCTCAGCGCATGAAGGCCCTTGAGCTTATCGGCAAGCTCTACGATGTGGGCGCGTTCATGGAGCGCAAAGAGACAACAGTCATCCACCAAAAGAGCGGAGACATCAAAGCGCAGTTGCTGGAGCGCATCAAGCAAGTGATCGACGTCGAGGCCAAGCCTAAGCGCTCGGGCGGTGCGTCCCTGCTGGAAGAGATAGAGAGCGGGAAAGCGCAGAGCGTTGACCCCACCGTGCCCCCACCCCCCAACGATGCGAGCGAGAGGGTAGGGGATCCTACGCATACTATTCCCCTCACTCAACCATCCCCCAAAAGTGTTGATCTCCCAGAAACCCCCCCGTCACCTTCCGAAACGCAATGAGGTGGGGGGTATATATATCTGGAAAATCGAATAACCCTACTACCAGTAGGGGTGGTAATATTACCAGAGCGCTTGTAAGTTGTTGATTTTATTCAGGAAAAAAATGGGTTTTTGAAGTGAAGATAAAATATACGCCTACGAAGAGAGAGTTAGAGTGGATGAGAAAGCCTGGGCGGTTGACTGAGGCTCAATGTAAGGAGAAGGATATGACGGTTAAAGAGAGAAATGTATTTGATGCGATAGATATGTGGTGGAAGGAGTTTGGGTACGGGCCTTCTTATGATGATATTATGAGGATCACGGGCGATAAGGGTCGTGGTAACGTTCACAGGGTTATTGATAACTTGGTGAAGTTGGGTGTGTGTAAGAAGATCAAAGGCAAGGACAGGAGTGTTCGGCCTGTGTATATTAAATTTAGCGAGTTGGCATGAACGTAGAGCAGATGGAAGCAGCGATCCAGAACATGCCTCCCGAGATGGCGGAGGAGATGTGGGATATGTTTGAGGTCTACAAACAGAGCTTGAGCGTAGAAAAGGCCGCCGATGACTTTATGTTGTTCGTGAACGAGATGTGGCCGGGCTTTATACACGGACGTCATCATGAGCTGATGGCTGAGAAGTTTGAGGAGATCGCAAGCGGCAAGCTAAAGCGACTAATCATCAACATGCCTCCCCGTCATACGAAATCTGAATTTGCTTCCTTTATGTTACCCGCCTGGTTCTTGGGGAAGTATCCCGGTAAAAAAATTATCCAGACATCTAACACAGCTGAACTCGCGGTGGGTTTTGGTCGTAAGGTGAGGAACTTAGTAGCCTCCGAGACATACCACAAAATATTCCCATTCGTGAATCTGAGGTCAGACAGTAAAGCAGCTGGCCGGTGGTCTACGAATAAAGACGGAGAGTATTTCGCTATCGGTGTTGGCGGTACGGTAACGGGTAAAGGTGCAGACCTACTCATCATCGACGATCCCCATTCCGAACAAGAAGCAGCCCTTGCAGCCGGAGACCCATCCGTTTTCGATAAAGTCTATGAGTGGTATACATCCGGACCTCGTCAGCGTCTACAACCTGGTGGAGCTATTGTGGTCGTGATGACCCGTTGGGCGAAGAGAGACCTGACCGGCAGGATTGTTCAGTCCATGATCGACAGAGATGGAGAGAAGTGGGAGGTGATACAGCTACCGGCTATCATGCCGAGCGGTAAACCTTTATGGCCAGAGTTCTGGAGGATAGAGGAACTCGAAGCCTTGAAGTCTGAACTACCTGCTGCAAAGTGGAATGCGCAGTACATGCAATCCCCCACATCCGAGGAGGGTGCGATTGTGAAGCGAGAGTGGTGGAGGGTTTGGGATCAGGACCCCCCTGCTTGTGAATACATTATTCAATCTTGGGATACGGCCTTTACGAAGTCTGAGCGGGCTGACTATTCTGCTTGTACGACCTGGGGAGTTTTCTACATGAATGAGAACCCCCAAGACCCGAACGTGATTCTTCTCGATGCGTTTAAGGCTCGGATGGAGTTTCCTGAGTTGAAACAGGTGGCGTTAGAGGAATATAGGAATTGGCAGCCAGATGCGTTTATTGTTGAGGCGAAGGCGAGCGGAGCGCCGTTGATTTTTGAATTGAGGGCGATGGGAATTCCGGTGCAGGATTTTACTCCCAGCAGAGGAAATGATAAGATGGTGAGAATCAATTCAGTAGCAGATCTTTTTGCGAGTGGTAAAGTATGGGCACCGCCTACGAGATGGGCAGATGAGTTGATAGAAGAGATGGCTGCTTTCCCTAATTCAGATCACGATGACCTTGTGGACTCAACAACGCAGGCATTGCGCAGATTCAGACAGGGCGGGTTCCTCTCTTTGAATACCGACGAGAAAGATGAGCCGATCAATTTCCGTCGAAAAGCTGCATATTATTAAAGGAACATCATGATTGACAAGTCTCTCCATCAAGCACCAGCCGGACTCGAAAGTCTAGCCAACGAACCAATCGAGATTGAGATTGTCGATCCTGAAGCAGTCCACATCAAGGCAGGCGACCTCGAGATTGATATGGAGCAGGGCGAAGATGGCGACTTTAATGCAAATCTAGCCGATGAGATGAGTGAAGGAGCTCTGTCAACGTTGGCAGGAGATCTTGAAAAAGACATTAGTATGGACAAGAACTCCCGCAAAGAGTGGGAGAAAGCATACACAGAAGGCCTGAAATTACTGGGTCTTCATATGGAAGAAAGAACAGAACCCTGGGATGGCGCTTGCGGTGTCTTCCACCCCATGATCACAGAAGCGGTGGTTAGATTCCAGTCTGAGATGATTACCGAAACCTTCCCAGCTCAAGGTCCAGTCAGGACAAAGTTACTCGGAAAAGAAACCCCCCAACTCAAAGAGATCGCAACCAATGTCGAAGACGACATGAACAATGAGTTGACGGAAGTGATGAGAGAGTTCAGACCGGAACACGAGAGAATGTTGTGGTCACTTCCCGCAACGGGTTCTGCGTTCAAGAAGGTTTACTTTGACCCCAATCTGGGAAGACAAGTATCTATCTTTATCCCTGCCGAAGATATTATTCTCCCCTACGGCGCGACGGATATGGACACATGCTACCGAGTAACGCATGTAATGAGAAAGACCAAGAACGAGATTTTGAAATTACAAAACTCTGGTTTTTATCGCGATATTGAATTGCCTGAGCCTTCCCGAGCGAAGGAAGATATTCAGAGTGCAAAAGATAAAGAGACTGGGTTTAACGACCTGAGTGACGATAGATATACTTTATACGAGTGCCATGTAGACTTGGACCTCGATGGATTTCAAGATGTTGACGAAGATGGAAATGAAACGGGGATTATGTTCCCTTATGTCGTTACCATCATTAAGGGTACGAATGACATTTTATCCATCAGGAGGAATTGGAATGAAGGTGATACGCTCAGACTCAAGCGCCAGCATTTTGTCCACTACCAATACATACCCGGCTTTGGCGCTTACGGGTTCGGCCTCTTCCACCTCATTGGCGGGTTTGCTAAATCTGCCACCAGCATCATGCGACAACTCGTTGATGCAGGAACTCTTTCAAATCTGCCTGGGGGACTCAAGTCCAGGGGCTTGCGTATTAAGGGCGATGATACCCCAATTGCTCCGGGCGAATTCAGGGATGTAGATGTAGCGTCAGGAAATATCCGCGACTCTATTCTTCCCCTTCCCTATAAAGAGCCCAGCCAAGTTCTTTACAGCTTGCTCAATAACATCGTTGAAGAAGGCAGACGTTTTGCTGCTACTGCCGATATGTCTGTATCAGATATGTCAGGTCAGGCTCCTGTAGGAACGACACTTGCGTTACTCGAGAGACAGTTAAAAGTATTGTCCGCTGTTCAAGCGCGTACACACTTCGCACTGAAGCAAGAGCTCAAGCTTCTCAAGAACATCATCCGCGACTATACCGATGAAGACTATAAATATGATCCTGAGTATGGCGGTAGAAAGTCTAAAAAATCTGACTACGATAAAGTAGATATTATTCCTGTATCAGATCCTAATGCAGCTACAATGTCCCAGCGCGTTGTGCAGTATCAGGCTGTGATTCAGATGGCTCAGATGGCGCCACAGATCTATGATCTGCCACAGCTGCACAGATCCATGTTGGATGTTTTAGGGATTAAAAATGCAGAAAAACTGGTTCCATTACCCGATGATCAAAAGCCTACGGATCCAGTATCTGAGAATCAAGCGGCGCTTAAAGGCAAGCCACTGAAAGCGTTTTTATTCCAGAATCATCAAGCGCACATTCAGGTCCACCAGTCCATGTTGCAGGATCCTGTAATCATGGCTGTTATTGGACAGAACCCCCAAGCTCAGCAAATCATGGCGGCTCTTCAGGCGCATATGGCCGAGCACATGGGTTATGTGTATAGACAGAATATCGAAGAACAGCTCGGAATGGCATTACCTCCCGAAGACGAGAAGATGTCTCCTCAACTCGAGACTGCATTGTCAGGCATGATGGCCCAGGCAGCTCAACAAGTTACACAACAACACCAAGCTCAAGCCGCACAACAGCAGGCCCAACAGCAAGCACAAGATCCTGTACTGCAAATGCAACAACAGGAATTGGCAATTGCCCAGCAAGAAGTGCAGATCAAAGCACAGAAGCAAGCGACTGAAGCTAAGTTGGCTGAAGGTAGATTGCAGCTTGATGCGATGAAAGTTGGCGTTGACATTAAGAAAGCCCAACATCAAATTGATTCAAGAGATGCCCAAGTTGGAGTTCAGACGGGTGTAGACATCGCCAAACACAGGGCGCAACAAGATCTTACGGCTCGCCAAGCCGCTTTAGAACATGGCAGAGAGTTGATGCAAACAGACATCGACGCCAAGAAAACAGCCTTGAAGCACGGTGAAAACCTGGCCGATAGACTGCATACCATTGGTAAAGAAAAGCTGGATAAAGAACAGCAACGCTTACAAATGGAACAGCAAGCACGGATCGCAAGGTCCCAACCAAAAGGAAAATCTAACGAATGATTGACCAATTCGCAAGCGTATTGCGCGAAAAAATACGAACTGACATGAACAATTATGCCGATGATATGGCTGGTGGTGCGTGTCGCTCTTTTGAAGAG